GACACCGGTGTGGATGTGGATGGGGATGCCGAGCGACCCGGCCCGGAGGCAGAACGACAGGTCCTCACCGATCAGCTGCCCGTTGGTGGTGTTCGGCACCCGGTCATACCAGGCCCGGCCGAACTTCTCCTCCAGCTGCTCGAACACGCTGCGGTGGATGAGGATGCAACCACAGCCGGTCCCTGCGACTCGGGTGAGGGTGTTGACCGGGTAGTCCCAGCGGACCACCCAGCCCATCTCCCCATTGTCGAGCTTCACCCAGTCGTACACGGTTGGGGTTGCGGCGCACCGCCACCCGCCAGACCCGTCGGCCTCGTCCTCATGCTGGGAGAAGCAGAGCGCCCCGACGATCGGGCGGAGCTCCGGGTCGGCGGCGTGGAAGAGCCGGTCGACCGTGTCAGGAGCGAAGCCCATGTCGGTGTCGATCCACAGCAGCCAGTCGGCCTTGCCCTCCTCGAGGAATCCTTGGATGGCCTTGTTGCGCGCCTCGACCAGCCCGCTGGTCCCACACCGCATCCCGACGTACCCGCCGGCGAGAACCCGCCCATTGTTGGCGAGGTCGTAGCCGATCAGCTCGACCATCGAGTGGTACCAGGAGTAGGCGACCTGGTTTTGGTGGACGTAGGCGACCACGACCGCCTGTGTCCGGTCAGGGATCTGCTCCGCCTCGGTGGTGCTCACCGGCCGACCTTGCTCATCTCGTCGCGGAGCCGCCCAAGACTCCAGCGACCGTCGACCTTCACGCCGAGCCGGCCGAGTTCGGCGCGGAGCCCCTCCGCCTCGTCGGACGCGTCGTCAACATGCGGGCGGGTCATCCGCAGCTCGCCGGGTGCGGCGGTGGCCTGCTCGACTGGCGCGTCGTAGCCGGCCGGCTGGCGGCTGAAGCTCAGCCCATACCGAGGGTCGGATGAGAACGCCTCTGGGTGCGCCTGCACGACCGGGTCGTCGGCGGGCCAGTGGGTGCCCTGGTGGATGACCCCGGTCATGCCCTCCTGCGACATGTGCCGAAACGTCGTCACCGCATAGACGATGTTCACGAGGAGAACCCCAGGGCGGCGAGCGCGTCCCGGGCAGCCTTGACGGCGTCGCCGTCGCCGTTGCTGCGGGCGGTCTCAAGATCCGCCAGGAGCTTGTGAACCGCTGGGTCGCCGGACTCGCCTGCGGGACCGAGCGGTGATGCAGATGGAGCGGCCGCCTTCACGGCGGCCTGGGTGGACTGCTTCGGGTCGGGCATAGCCCCTCCTCTCTCAGACGCGACGGCGGAGCAGCGCCGAAAAGACATACGGCGCAGCGCCACCGCCTATCCAAAGCTGCGTGTAGCCGATGACTTCCCAACCAGCCGCATCGTCGGTCGCCAACGTGGCGACGAAGTTCGCGGCGTTGCCATCACTCACCGTCAGATACTCATACGCCTGGGCCATGAATCTCCTCTCAGATCAGTCGTAGCTGGTCGTTCGCGCCTCGCGCGCCCTTCTCGCGGTTGCAGCGCCAATGCGCCGTGGCCACGTTCGACGGTGCGTCGATGCCGCCGAGCGACAACGGGATGATGTGGTCAATCGAGGCGCCATCCGAGTGCGTCCGGGGAACGTTTCGGTCCACCAACTTGTGGCAACGGTGACAGCGCCAGCCGTCCCGCTCGAAGATCTCTCGGTCGGTATAGAACACTGCGCCAGTACCTGCGCCACGGCGGCGGCTGGCATCACGGCCACTCGTCAGAATGCGACACCGCTTCGAGCACCACTTCGCGTTCGCCTTGTGGGCGATGAACTCCTTGCCGCACTCCACGCAGCGCCGCTGGAACTCGCCGCCTTGGCGCCGGGGCTCGCCTGCCGCCTTCCGAGCGTAGTACGCAGCCTGCGCGCACCATCCTGTCTGGCAGTACACCTGATCACGGCGCTTCGGGATGAATGCCGTCCCACAATGCGCGCAGGGGCGCTGCTCAGCGGCTGGTACAGGAAGCCGTCGGCGCCGTAGCGCCCGGTTGCTCGCCCGCTGCTTGCATCTGTCCGAGCAGAACCGGCGGGGTCGGCCAGTCGCCATCGACTGGATGACGGGGGTGCCGCATTCAGCGCAGGTCGTCGCCCGGACGGGGCGGTTGCGGTCCATCCATGCATGCTGCGCCGTCCGCTTCCGGCACTTAGCGCTACAGAACTTCTGCAGCTTTCCACCGTTGGCTCGGGGCTGGAACTCAGCACCGCAGGCCGTACACTCGGCCATGTCGGGACACCTCTCTACTAGGTGTTTCCGGCTGGTGCCGGGGAGGCCTTAATCTCCCCGGCACCGCTTCTTACCTGCTAGTTTACCACACTAGATTCGGACAGAAGGTATAAAGTTCACGTATTGACCAACAGACGGAAGCCCAAGTCATTCACGCTGCCTCCGCCAATCCTCGCATATGCGAACCAGCCTCTTTGTCCGGTTGGTCTGTTGAAGGTCACGTCGACCAGGTTTTGGATGAGTTCGACCGACATGCCGCCGCGGCGGGCGATCAGGTAGTTCTGGAAGTTCCCGACGACCGCCAGGCCGTCAGGGGCGGCGGTGGAGGTCGTGGTCGACGGCATGTAGGGGGACTCGTAGGTGGCCTTGTTGAACAGGATGCCGAGCCATTCGGCCTGGAGGTTCTCGGTGAACGCGTGGAACACGTTCGCGGCGCCGAGCTGCCGGATCGCGTTGTTCACGTCCACGCCCATCAGCCAGGACGAGCCGCGGCGGTACTTCTGCGGCAGCGCGGCCCACACCCGGTACGGGTCGCCCGGGTTGACCTGCCCAGCGGTGGACACCCGCACGCGGACGTTGGTGTTGGCCGACAGGGCGGTGAGGATCCCCTGCGGCTCCCCGGACCCGCTGCCGCGGGTGAACTTGTCGACCAGCAGCTCGTCATAGCCGGCGGCCAGCAGTCCCGCCATCTCCGACGCGAAGTTCGGGTAGTCCATCCCCACTTCAATGCTGAAGCTAATGAATCCGCGGGCCATGTGGACGGTGACGGCCGGCTGCGCGAGGACCGGGCTGACATCGGTGACAGTCGCCGCTTCCGTCTGGAACGCCCACGTCATGCCAGCGCTCGAGACGCCCTTCCAGATGTTGGTGTTGACGTTGACCTGCCGGGCCAGGGTCAGGAACGGGTTGTCGCTCTCCTGCGCGGTCAGGATGATACTGGGGTCGATGTAGACGGGGATCCCGAACCCGCCGGCGGTCGAGGTGATCTCGCCCATGGCCCGGTACTCGTCCCAGGCCCGCATCGCGGCGCGTTCGTCGTCGGTCCACAGGGCGGGGCCGTGCGGGTCGGTGACGGCCTTCTGCCAGGCGGTGCGGTAGTCCTCGTTCTCAGTGACGATGACCCGTCGGGCGATGTCGGGGTCGCGGCGGATCTGCCGCTCGACCTCGGTGCGCTGCGCGTCCGACATTGGCGCGGTCCGATCGGCGTCCAGGTTGCGCAGCGCCCGCTCGCGAGCTTCGGGGTTGGTGAGCCGACGCACGTCGCTGGCGGTGTCGTCCAGGCCGTGGCGGATGTTGGCGTACACCCGCTCGACCGCCTTGGGGCGGCGGCGGAAGATCGCGGAGATCCGCTCGTGCTCCTCGATCATGTCGATGGCGGTCTCGCGGACCTTGCAGCCCAGGTCGAACGCCTTGCGGGTGTCGGTGTCCATGTCGCGGAGCTCGCCGGTCTCGGTCTGGTGCATGTCACGCAGGTGCGCGTCCAGCACCTCGACGATGTTGCGGAGCTCCTCGGGGGTCTTGCCCTTCAGGTCCTCGAGGGTGTGGGGGAGCAGGTTCGACGTGGGGTCCTGCTCGGGGGCGGTGGTCGACCCGCCGGCGATCAGCGGCAGGGGACGACCGTGCCGGTCGTGGCCAGCGAGGGGGAGCCCATGCTTGCGGGCGAGTGCCGCAGCGATGGCGGCCTTGTAGCTAGTGGACATGCAAGGTTCTCCTGAGACGCCACGTCCGGTCGCGGGCGTGGAGGGCTTCCTGGATGGCCGCCTCGTCGTGTCCTGACGGGTCGGCATGGTCACCGCCAGGAGCCATCCGCTGGTCTCCTCGCCCGGTGAAATCATGATCTTCGAGGCCGAGGAACCGGTCGGTCAGCGACCGGACCCCCGCGGTCGCGCCCGAGTAGGCCGGGAACGTCACCGGCCCGAACTCGAGCACGCGGGCCTGCATGATCGTCCGTTCCGGCAGACCCTCAGGGTTGTAGTCGCTGCGTTCCGGCTTCTTGACCCAGTTCTCCTCCTCGACCTGGAACCGGTAGGAGGAGCCGTACAGGCCGGCCCGGAGGCCGGGGAGCAGATCGCGGTTGTAGCTGGTATCCAGAAGCGGCACTTCCGCGTAGGTGCTCTTTCGCTGTGCCTCCAGCTGGTCGATCGGGCCGAGGGGCTTGTCGGCGGCCTGTGGGTCGCGGCCGTGCTGGAACAGCACCCGCATCGCATCCCGGTCCTCCGCGATGGTCCGGTCCATCGACTTGGGATGGTTCCGTTCCAGGAACCGGCCCTCGAAGAAGCTGTTGATCTCCGTCCAGGTGTTGAACACCGCCCACCGCAGCAGCAGCGTCGGCATTCCCCCGGCGCCGTCCTCGCGGAGCTCGTAGGCACCATCAGCGCGGGCCAGCGCACGGAACAGGTTGTCCCGCGGCGGCTCCGCGGAGTTGGCCCCGGCGTTGATCGACGCCTGGTGAGCCTCTAGGTGACGACGGGCCGCAGCCTTGTCGATCCCATCGGTCCGGCCCAGATAGCCAAGCGCGGAGCTGACGCCCTTGGCATTGGGCGGGGAACCAGGGTTCTTGTGGTGGGGCAGCGCCCAGCCGGCTTGGGTCGCGGCGTCGTTGGCATTGACGCGTGCCGCGCAGATCGCCCGGAAACAGGTGGCTGGCGTATCCGAATTGGAGCAACGGCCCATGGCCGCTTGGCCATCCCACGCGCTGTTGTCGACGGCACGGGTGCCGTCCTGATGTTCCCGTGCACCGCAGCCGCAGTCCGTGCTTGCCGATGCCATGCTTGACTCCTTCGCGTACAACGCCGCCATCTGCTTTTGCGCGGCCGCCTTTGTCGGGTGGCAACCCTCGACCTTCCCGTCCGCCTGTTTGACGACCGCCCACGGCTTGGCAGTTGGGCAGCCATGACCCTTACTGACCGACCAGGGCATTCGGCTTGCCCCCATTCGATGATGGCTGCTGCGCCGTCCCAGGCGGGTTTAGCTGCACGCTCACCAATCCCGAATGCTGGAGTTGCTGGAGGCTCTGCCCGGTCACCGACGCGACCGCCGAGGCCGGGTCGAACCCGCCGTCCACCAGCTGCCGGATCGCCTGCGCCTGCACGAACACGATGTCGGCGGCGTCTTTGGCGTCCTCCCGCAGCAGCGGGATATCAACGACGTCGTACCAGAGCTCCGCGTCCGAGGGGACCGGCACCAGCGACGCCAGCGACGCGGCCAAGTTCTGCAACATCGGGTACACGAACGCGTCGGCGTAGATCCGCCGCGCCATCCCGAAGTTCCCCGCGTTCAACGCCGAACCTTGGAGGCCCTCCGCGCTGCCCAAGATGACTGGGTGGACCCGAGAAAGCTCCGCGATCCGGGTCTCGCTGGCGCCCTGCACGCCCTTCAGGTCCAGGTCGGCAAGGTTGGCACCGACGACCGTAACGTCCGCGCCCTGGCTTAGGTACAGCGTCTTGTACGCGTTGGCGACTCCGGCGTGCTCCTCCTCGAGCAGCTCCACGATCTCCTTGAACTGGGCGAGGTCGGTCGGGAGGCCCTTGACGACCATGTTCGGCGTCGCGCCCTGCCGGAAGAACGCGAGCTTGTGGTCGGTGACCGCCCGGTCCGCCTGGATCTCCCGGATCGCGGGGGTGATCCACGACATCCCGATCCCCGCGCATTCGGGGTCGGGGATCGGCGCCCAGTGCGCCACCGTGTCCGGCAGCAACGTCTCAATCCGGCTCGGATTCGAGAATCCACCGTTGGCGTACACGTAGCCGAGCAGCTCACCGTCCAACGCATGCTCAGGATGGTCCGGTTCCAGGTCGGAGCCATACAGCAGCCCCACCCAGTCGGGCCGCAGAACCCGCAGGCGGATTCCGGCTGGCGCGGCCGGGTTGGCGCGGCCGTGCACATAGGAGTTGCCGGCCAAGCCCTCATGCCATTCCATCCGCCCGACCAGATCCCCGGTCACGGCGTTCCGCCATGGCCGCTCCAGCGGCGCCAACGCGCTCGACCCGAACGTGCGCCGCGGCGTGGACGGATGCCACGGCGGGTTCCGGAACACAAACCGCACCCCCGCTAGCGTCAACGCGCGGACCAGTTGCGCCGCGAACGCTGGCGGACACATCCTCAGCGCCGCGGTGTACCCGGGCAGCGAGGTGGTGATCTCCTGGATCCGCTGCCCCGCCAAGGTCTGGTTCAGGCCGAACGGGTAGACGTTGCCCTGGTAGGTGAACTGGCTGCCCGCCGGGATCAGATAGTCGACCAGCCACGAGTCGATCGAGGATCGCTGCTCGGCACGGCGGCGTGGAAGTCGCGCTTCCTCAGCGACGCGTTCCAGAAGCCCCACCGCTCACCCCGTCCTCGCATCGCTAGCGTCCGCCACGTGGCACGTCCAAGCCGGCGCGCGCGTCCTTCCAGCCGCGGCGGATGCCCGCCATCGCCAGCCGGCCACCGACGCTGACCTTCCCCGCCGTCCACCCGATCGCATAGAACACGCCGATCAGCAGCGTGCGCAGTCCCCGGCTAGGCTGGATCTGAGCAGCTTCGGTTTCGATCTGGTCGACGGGGACGCGCTCCAGCGCTCGTATTGCCATCGCTATCTCCTATCGCCACGCGGCGAGGAACGGCTGCCCGACGGCCTCATGTGCTTTGGCGGCATGCCCCCACGCGGCCTCTGTCACCGCAACCAGCGGGGAGATATCAACCGTCAGACCCTTCCGAGCCCACAGCCAGCCCTCGCCCAAATCCCGCCGCTGTGCGCCGGCCAGCGCCGCGTTCAGTTCCGGCTGATCCAGATGCCGCAGCCATGCCGGGGTATCCACCAGCGGGTTGGCGCCGGTCGCGTCATACAGCGCGCCACAGCCATGCGCGATGTCCCGCACCGACGCCTTCAAGATATCCAGCCCGGCAGCTTCCGCCTCACCGATCAGCGACCCGGCCGGCCCGCCAGGGGCAATCACGTTCGCGCACGGCCGCCACCGCTCATTCAGTTCCTTCAACCGCGGGATCGCCCAGGCGGTGCCGCGGTGATGCTCCACCACCTCGACATGCCGCAGCCCATCCGCACGGAGACCGGACGCCCCGATCGCCGTCCACGTCCGATCCGGGGTGGTGTCCACCGCGAACGCCGGCCGGTCGGTGATCTGCGACCGCGGGTCGGCCAGCGCCGCCCATACCTGCTGGCCGATCACCTGCCACTCCGCGGGGGTGTCCGAGGGCCACCAGTTCAGGTATGCGCGGCAGAACTCCTCCAGCTCCATCGTCTGGAAGTCCGCCCGGATTGCGCCCACCCGGGCTGTCCGCCCCAGCGCCGGCATGCACCCATACCACGTATCAGGACTGCCGGGATCAGCGCCGACCGGGGCGGACCACTCGAATGCGGCAGCCCCAGAGGTAATCCCCGCCTGGACCGCCAACCGTCCGGCGTCCACCTTCTTACGCAGATAGATGCTCTTGCGGGTCCCCGCAGTCGAGACCACCCACAGCTGCGGCTGTGGACGGGTCACCATCGCCGGTTTCATGCCCTGCTCGACCCGGTCATCCTCCCGAGCGAACGCCTCGTCGATCACGCCAAGGTCGAGCGTCTCCCCATGAACGGCTTTCTCACTGGGGGCGGTCAGACCATGCAGGGAACCGTTGTGCCAGCGGATCGCCTCCTGGCCGATCTGCCGACGCACACCGAACATCGACCGCAGCGGCGATGATTCAAGCTGGAGGACATGCTCGTCTTCCCACTTCTTGCGGGCGCTCAGCCGATCTTGGGCGGTATAGACGATCCGCTGGCGAGCACCGAATCCCAGCGCCCGATGCGCCATCACCGTCAGCAAAAGAGTAGTTTTGCCGGATTGTCTAGGTACTGTCAGCACGACCTCACGGTAGGCCAGCAGCCCCGTGTCCGGGTCAACCTCCAGTGCGACGTCGGCGACGTGCCGCTGCCACGGCATCAGTGGCGTCCCCAGCAGCTCCGCCACCTCCGCGACCCTGCCGCCCAGCGTCCGACGCTCGGGAGACCTCGGCGTCGTGTACCGGGGAGGACAATCGAGCGAGCAGCTCTCGTCCAGCAGCACTGCCATCGCCCATCTCCCGAAGCGTCACCAGCGTCGCCCGAAGCTCCCGCGCCACCGCCGCCGTAGCCAGGCCAGCACCCTCATCCAGCGTCTGAGCGAGTCGGTAGGCGGTCTCCGCCAGCGACCGCTGTACGCCTTGAAGTTCCCCGAGGGCCTTCACGTCGCGGCGGGTCGCCCGCTCCACCGGTCCGCGTGAGGTCATCCGACCAGCCGAAGTTGCTGCGGCGTTCCTCGCTTGCCCTTGCGGAGATTGCAGATGCGATGGGCCAGCTGGACATTCGCTTTCGTGTCGGTGCCGCCTTCACTGATCGGAATCACATGGTCGACCGTCGGCGCCATCGGCAACCGGCCGTCGATCAAACGCATATCGACCTTCTTCCGGCACAGCCCGCAGCGGTACCGATCACGAGCAGCGATCTCCGCCAGCGTGTAAGGCTCCGTGCTCGCCCGCTGGAGCACCCGCCGTCGCCGACACTTGCTCCGATACCGCTCACGTTCGGCCGCCATGCGCTCAGCTGGCGGCAAGCGCTTCGCGTCGTTCGTGTTCCGGTTCGCGCAAGCCCGAGAACAGAACCGAGCTGAGCTAGATGGTTTGCTGATGGCAAACGTGGCGCCGCAGCGGACGCACTGTCGGGTGTTGCGTCCCTGTCGGCATGCCCTGCACACAATCGCAGGACGAGAGCTTCTACCTCGGTGAACGGGCTTACCGCAGGCCGAGCAGTTGTCCCAATGCTTAAGGCTTGTGCACACCTATGGATTGTATGTCGACCCTGCGACAGCCCCCCTCGTCGCGTACCCACCTTTTGGGACGCTGGCGCGGGGTCGTCCGAGTATGTCCCGGTTTGGTCGCCGACCCTCCCCCCTACCCTCCGCTTGCTACCAGCGTCGTGACCTGCGGGATTGGCTGGGCAGGTCAAGCTTGGCACCGGCTTCCTGATTGCAGCGGCGACCGCAGGTCGGGCAGCCTTCGACGCCGTGTTCGGGTCGGAGGTTGGCTGGGTCGAGCCGCAGTTCGGGGTCGAGTGATGCGGGGATGATGTGGCCGACGCTCTGGGATCCTTCGTGGCCGCATCGCCAGCAGGTGGTGGAGGTGGCTAGCACTTGGGCGTGGACCCTGCGCCAAGGTCGGCCTCGGCCGCTGTGCCGGCTCATGGGCGACCCGAATCCGCGCCAGGGCGCACTACTCCGCGCAGGAAAGTACCGTGCTTTTCGCCAGAATGCAACCATGACCAGCGATGATGGCCGTCAGCACCGAGCACTGGACTGTTCCCGGTCCTTGCGCATATCGGGCATCAACGATCTATCCACCGGCTAGGACCGACGCTTCGATGTCCTGCCACTCCTGCTCGTCCGCATAGCCGTTCTGCTTCCAGTGATCAAAGCGTTGCCGGTAGTACGGCAGCCGCTGCTGTGGGGTGAACTCGGCCCAGCACTTCTCGCAGAGCACGAAGATGCCACGGTCAGACCGGTAGTCGGTGTCGTGGTGAGCGACGAACAGCCATGGGGTCTCGCAGTGGGCACACCAGCTATAGCCGGGCGCGAGCCGCTGGGACCATGTGCCGAGCCGGACGTTCAGTTTCTCAAGCTCGATCATCCTGCCTCCCGCTCCGGTTTGGGCTTGGGTGGTTCGAGTTCCCGTTCGAACCTGGCGAGGTCGTAGGCGAGCGAGTCGCACATCCGATCGCGGAGTTTGCGGAGCAGCTTGGTCTCGGTGTCCCCGTTGCGGTCTCTGGTGTCGGCGATCTGTGGTGGCCTGTCTTCGGGGCGGCCGAGCCATTCACCTTCGTCGGGTCCCCAGTCGAGCCGGCCGACAACGGGGTCACCGCCACGCTGGTAGGTGCGCAGGTCCGCCTGCCCGTTGCCGTAGGGCGCGTCGGCCTCGGCTTGGTTGAGGCGGGCGACGAGGATCGCGAAGCATTGCGCCCACCGTTCGAGCAGGGCGTAGGCGCGTCCGTCGACCAGTGGCTGGGTGGGCCAGTGGTCCCGGCTCGGGTCGAGCGGGCCACGGTAGCCAGGCGGTTGGGTCAACGGGACTCCTCGAACACGTGCAATACCCACGTGCCATCGTCGACCAGGATCGTGCCGACATGCTGTGCAGGGTCGAAGTCCTCCACGTGGCCGGTGCCGACGATCCGGAAGGTGCGTTTCTCGGTTTGCTGCTGATCGGGATCGTGAGCTTCCCAGAGGCGCAGCCATCCATCTTGTATGTCGACGTGGAGCACGACCGCGCCGACCGCGAGGTCGAGGGTAGTTAACACGTTCCGCTGGAGCGGGTGCTTCCAGATGACGTGGGTCAATCTGCCTCCTCGGGACCGGACGGGGAAGGCGCGGTGATGACCAAGTTGCCCTGCGTTTGAGACTCGTGGATAGCGATGCGGTAGACCTCGCAGTCCAGGGCGTGCGGCTTGATCGTGAACGTCTGATCGTCGGTCCGCTCAGTCACGCAGCCACATGGCCATTCGATCCGGTTCTGGCTCATGGCCGCTCCTGCGGGTCGGGGTCGGCCGGCGGACGCAACTGCTGCTCGAGCCGTGCATGCAGGCAACTGGCGGAGCAGAAGTAGCGGGTCTCGGCCCACCAGTCGTCTATGCGCCTGTAGCGAACGCCGGTCGGGCGTTCGACCTCGAACCAGCCGTTGTGGATGGGGTCTTCTTGGCTGGTGCCGCACCGGTCGCAGACGTACATGTCGGCTGCGGTCTGCCTTGGGCTCATGGGCGCTCCTGCGGGTCGGGGTCCGCCATGAGCCCGCGGAGCCGCTGCTCCAGCTGTAGGCCGAACTCGCAGCGCCACTGTTCGTCATCGACCTTGGTCATCGGTTCGTCGTGGCAGGGGCAGCAGGGAACCCCGTCACGAACGTTGACGGATACCCAGTGGGCATACTTGACGACGTCAACCACACTTGGCCTCCTTGACGTTGCCGGCGCACGCCCCGCACTGGTCCCCTCGCCAGATAGGACGCTGGCAGGTGGCGCAGGGGTGGCTGGCGGGAACGTCAGGCATCGGACCGCATCTGCAACTCGGCGACCGCGGGTAGCGCCCAGGACTCAGGCACGCGACGCCATACGTCACCATCGCTGATCCACTCGTCGGCAAGAGCAGCAGCGTCGCGGTCCCACCAGACGTGCCGCCCGATCGTTCGGGCTCCCGGACATTCGGCCATGAACGCGATGCCGTCATGGGCGCCCCAGGTGTCGTAGCCCCAGATGGCCATGTGCACTTGCCAGTCCGCTAGCGGTTCCAGGTCGGGCATGGGGTGCTCCTCGGGTCACGGGGAAGGTCAGGCATGGCGCTTCACCTGGTCCCGCCACTTCGCCAGCACCAGCCGCAGCGACGCGCCAAGGTGGGTCCGGCTTCTGCCGCGGGCCACTGTGCGCCAGGTGTTCGTCAGCGCTTCCGCTGGGGTGGCGTGGTAGAGCTCCCAGTTGTATGGGCCCTTACCACCGATCTCGGCGTCGTAGCCGGGGTGGTAGGCGAGTGGGGTGGCTTCGGTCCACGTGCCGTCGGGGTTCTGCTGCATGGCTGGCATGGGTGCTCCTTGGGGTAGCGTCGTGTGCCATAGCGCGTGTCGGTCGAGACTTTCCGGCGCGACCTGTACCCCGCAGACATCGCATGGTGTGAGCATGGCGACGGGAAGGGCCAGCGGCTCAAAGCCGGTGGGTTCTTCGAAGATCGGATCGCTCATGGCCCGCCTCCGTCCTTGAGCGGTAGTAGCCCTGCTGCCCTCGCTTTCACGAATCTGTCGTTATGCGCGGGGATCACCCTGCTTCGCAGGTTTCGGCAGGGTTCACCGGGCTGAGCGCCACAGTATTCACAGGCGAACTGGCGCTGGACCTGTTCTACCGCGCTTATCGGGTAGGGCATTAGATGCTCCTCAGGGTCGATGGTGATGTTGCCGTTGGTCGCGTACACGGGCGGGCTCCCTTGGGGGTAGGTGGGGCGGGTGGGGTCACGGGGCAGCCTCTTTCACGGGACCGCCGCACTGTGGGCACGGCTTGCGGGTGGGTTCCTCTCGGAAGGTGCGGCCGCGGTAGGTGGTGATGAGCCGGCCGGCTCTGATGCCCTTCCATGTGCAGGGGCCGGCCAGGGTCAGCTGCGGGTTGGCGCACTGGACCTTCACTTGGTCGGTCATGGTGGACTCTCGTCCGCTTGATCTTCGGGCTCAACTTCGCTCAGTTCTTGCGCGAACTTCTCTCGAAACTTGATCAGTTCCTGCTCACGTTTCGCTTCAAACTCACGCGGATCCTGATCGGTTTCCGATGGGATCCGGCGTCGCCAGCCGGCCCCGAGGGCAGCGTCAAGCTCGGCGGAGACGTGGGGTGGCAGAGCGCCATTGGGTGCGCCGATCAGCTCGGGTGGCGGGTCACCGGGATCAGCATCAGCCCTGATCAGGCCAAGTGGGGGCTGGGGATTGCCTGCCGAGTCGGCGTCGCCGCTTGGCGTCGCAGACGGCGGCGAGGCAGGACGGCTGTCCGAGCGGACAGCCGTGGGGTCGGGGAGGACAGAGCGCGCCGTAGGCGCTCTGTCCTGGGGATGGGGAGTGCTCGGACTGTCTGCGGACGTCCTTTTTTTGTCCGCTCGGACATTCGGCGGACGGGCGCGTTCGTTGCGCTTGCGCTGGCGGTCGGCCTCGCGGCGTTGCTCGGTCTGCGCTCGCGCATCCTTGCGCTGTGCGGCGCTCGGGTTGTAGGCCAGGAAGTCGTGGATCTGCCAGCCACCCGGCACCTGTTCCCACCGGCCGACCTCCACCAGCTTGGCCGCAGCAGCCAGCGCCTTGGCCTTGGGCAGAAATGGCGCGGCCACGAGCAGGGAGCTGGTGGGGAGGTGCCCATCGGTCTCATGGCGTGCAGCATGGCACATGCCGGCGACGTCCAGGGCCATGGCGAGGGGACCCGCGGCGAGGATCTTGGGGTGATGGGCGTAGCGGTCGTCGATCTTCACCCAGCTCACGGCACCTCCCTGGACCGGTCGAGGTTCATCCGAGCAGCTCCCGGAGCCGGTCGAGCGCGGCAGGAGAGAGCCGGCGGCGCAGCGTTGCGGCCAAGCGGTCAGGGTCGTCGATGGGGACGGTGGCAGTCCGGGGGACGAAACCGGCGGCGATGCCGGCGGCGCGGGCGGTCACCTTGCCATCGAGGACCAGTTCGGCGAGGTCGGGGCGGTCACGCTTCAGCCGGCGGACGATGTAGGTCTCGCTGTTACCCCGCCCCTTCACCGGGGTTACATCGTCACTCGGGATGAATCGGCCAGTCTCTGAATCTCGATTCGTGTTCGTGGTCGCCAACTCATCGGCCAGCAGTCCCTTGACTGCCGCCCGCATTGCTTCCATGCGCTCATGGATCTGCGTCGAACGCTCATGCGGGTGGTGGAGGCTGATGATCTTGCGCAACTCGGGCTCGTCGATACCAAGCCCGAACGGTGGCCGCGCCTCAACGAACGCTCGGAACGACGGGAACGGCTTGCCGTCCAGGCCGGCGACGCGGCGCCATGTGTCGTCCTCGACGATGGCCGCGAGGCCTTCCAGCGCGCCGCCGGGAGTGGCGCCGTCCCGGTGGAGCGTCTCTCGCACGCGGTGGATGCGGGCCTGCTCCGGCGTCGGTCCCTCGAGCGAGACAGTGCGGCTCATAGCGTGAACTCCGCTGCGTCTTCGCGGAGCTTCTGGATCGCGCGGAGCCGAGCGTTAGCCTGGTCGAGCGTGCGGACCTGCTTGGCGGTCACGCGGGCGCGCTTGTTCACCTCGACGGTGACCGCAGTGGCGGAGCCGCTGTAGTTCGGGTTTCCGGGATAGACGCCACGCATGGCGAGATAGGACGTGATCGCATCGCGGACCTGCCTGTTGACCTGTTCGACCTCCTCCTTTTCCGTCAGCGGTGCCTTGGTTGGGCGCAGCGACGCTGGCGGCTCCGTCGGAGGCTGGGCGGCAGGCTTCTTGCCCATCAGGTCCAGGAACTGTCGCAGGGCGGTGGCGTCATCGACGAGGCCGAGGTGATGCTTGGCCTCGTCGATGACCAGGAGTTCCTCGGGCTCCAGCTCGATGTCATTGCTGACCGCTCGAACGTCGGTGATCATGGCCGACTCGACATAGCCGAGCGGGTCCTGCCCACCCTCAGTCCAATCCTCTCGCGGCGTCTGCTCGCGGCGTTCCCGTTCCCGTAGGCCGTCTTCGAGTTTGCCTTGCAGGTAGGCGACGAACTCCTGCATGTCCGGGTCGTCGGGGGCGATGATCCGACAGGACTGCTCACGCCACGGCAGATCCTTCGGCGCCCGAAGGCCGCGGCCGATGATCGTCGCGTATGGCGGCGATAGCCCTTGCCACCGCTCGACCTGGGCTGGCGGGATGATGCGCCGCGAATCGGGGGTCATGTCCGGATCTCTCCGCCGAACGCGTCGCTGATTTCGCAGGGCGAGTTATGGTTGGGTCGGTGCCCGTAACAGGCACGGCAGTATTCATCCTGTTCAGCGCCGAAGTCGGCCACCCAAATGATCTGGTCGATTCCGCTCTGAAGCCGCTCAATCTTGGCTTGCGCGTCGCGGAGTTGGGCTTCCAGCAGCTGCCATGCTGCTTCCACCGCAATGCGAGCGACCTCAGAGACGTAGTCCACCCGCCACCAGGTACCTGCTTGGCGATGCTGCTCGGCGGTCAGGTCGAGCGCTCGTCTAGCCGCCTGGATGGCCTGGTGGAGGTCGGTGGTCTGGTCGAGGTCGGTGGTCTGGTCGACCGTGGGGTCGGCCTGCTCGATCTCTACTGGTTGCCAGGCCATGCATTTCCCGGTGAGCAGACCGGTAACCAGGCCGCGGTCTGTGACGCCGCACACGTTGCAGGGGAGGCCGGCGACGCCGCTGCCAGAATGGTCGTCCAGGCCGTGGCCGCAGCGGCACAGCACCGGGTCGAGGTCCCCCTCGACCTTGGGGTTGGGCATGCCGGTCATGGCTCGCCGTCCTCGTCGTCCAGGGCGATGTCGCCGAGGTCGTAACCCTCGTCGCAGCAGCAGGTGAGCGACACGCGGTCGCCGGCGTCCCATCCCATCGGGTTGGTGCACAGCCAGTCCTGTCCTTGGAGGCAGGAAAGGCAGGTGCCGTCGTCGACCATCCAGCCCTGGTCGGTCATGACCCTCCCCTGAGCGGTTCCCCAGCGGGGCACCAGCGGTCGCTGATGACGGTCTGGAACGGCTCGACGAGTGTCTGTTGCTTGTGGCGGACGGGTTTGCGGATCCCGGGGATGGCGCCGGATAGGCCTCGGTCGACGCGTTCCGTTCGAACGAACCGGAACCCGACTTGCCGGCCACACGTCGGACAGGTCATCCGGTCGGGTTTCATCGGCGGACCGCCGTGATGGCGAGGGCGGCGACGTAGCCGCAGAGGAACCCGAACAGCCACCAGCCGAGGCCGCTCACCGGTCGTCCTCTCGCTGTGCCGGGCCTGGGCAGGCCTTATCGTCTGATGGCCATGTCTCGAATCGTTGGCCGCAGTCCTTGCACCACCAGCGTTGGCTGTCGGGGAGCCAGGAGATTTGGTGGCGGTATCCGGGGCGCCACTGGTAGGTGCTCACCGGCCGTCCTCCCGCTGTGCCGCCTGGTCGCCCCATTGGCACGGCCCGGCGTGGCCGTATGGCAAGAAGCACTGCTTCAGGTAATCGGTCTCCAGCCACGGCCCTTGGAGGATTTGGGCGATAGAGTCGTAACCCGCTGGAAGGGTGAGGTTGCGCTTGCCGCAGATCCTCATGTGTCGCCACTCCCGTCGGCCTCCCGCTGTGCGGCCTGGTCATCCTGCGGGTGGTCCCTGAGCCATACTTCGAGCTGGTAGAGGGCGTCGGCTTGGGTGTAGGTGCTGTACTCGCCGTCGAGGTAAGGGTTGCAGCAGCGCTCGGTGAGCCGGCGGAGCCGGCGGAGCTGCCGGAGCTCGTCGAGGATTGCGTGGCCTCTGGCGGGCCCGTCGACCTGGAGCATGTGGGCGAGCCGGCAGTCAGCGCGGTGTCCCTCGTCTTGCGAGGCGTCGCAGACAGGGCAGACTTCCTCATCCTCGCAGCCGGCGATGTCGACGTTGCAGCGTGTCCCGTACCACTCCATTGACTGGATGAGGTCGCGGAGTTCGGCGGCGTACACCTTGAGGTCGGCGAGCCGGTCCCGGATGGCCTGGAGCAGGACCGAGGCTGCGGCCTCTACCGCGATGCGGGCGACCTGGGCCCATGGGTCGGACAGGCCGATGGCTGGGTGCTGATCGCAGAGCGCCGTGGTTGCCGCCTGGATGGCCTGGTGGAGGTCGGGTGGGCCGGCCACGGCGCCCGTGGGGTCGGACGGTGGGCCGGTGGCACCCTTGGAACCCGCCTCGAATGCCGCCACGATTTTCTCGACGGGCTCGTCGGGCTCAAAGCTGATGGCGACCGGTGGCGGGCCGGTGTTGCCGGCCGGTTCGAACTTGGGGCAGGTGCAGTAGTCGATCAGATGGCACCGGTCAGCCGCGCCGACGGCGTTCTGGTGAAAAGCTCGGCCATGCCCGCAGGTCAGGCAGGGCTCATTCATTGCGATCACGCTCGGAGGCCAGATACGTCCGGAGCAGGGTGAGATCCAGCCCGGCCATGTCATGGATGACCCACACCAGTAAGGGAATGATGGTGTCGGCGACCCGGTCGACCTCGGCGCGTATGCGGTGAAGCTCCGCCGCGCCGGGGTCGTGGGTCCACACCAGCCGGCCGGTGTCTGTCCAGGTGATGGCGGCGGATCGTTCAGGCATCGGCCCCACCTTCTTTGTGCCCGCATGGGCAGTAGCAGCGAACGGCGGTGAAGAGATAGCGGATCCAGCCGTCAATACCTTTGCGCCAGAGGGCAGTGCATCGGGAGCCGTGCCAGGAGAAATGCACGATCTCGCCGTCGATGACGTAGTCGAACTCCCTGCAACGGTCGTATCTGATGGCGGGCATCAGTCCTCACCGCCGCTGTCGTGCTCGTCCAGCCCGGGAGTCGTCGCGGACTCTTGGGACCCTTCCCCGTTCTCGTCCCGTCGGTCTGCTCGTCCCGGGCTGGACGTCTGGTCGGCACCGGGGCGGGGGGGGTGCCCCGGTGCCGACGTGTTGGCACCGGCCGGCCGGCCAGGGTCGCCGTCGTCACTGGCCGGCCGGCTGGATGCGGTCTCACGTTCGATCGCGCGCTGGAGCTGCCGCAGCTGCCCTTTGGCGAGGGGCCGCTCGTAGCCCTTGGACTCGAGCCACGTGGCGACCCAGTCCCGCAGGCCGCGCTGCTGGATGAGCTCGCCGAGGTCGGCGTGGGCGCGCTGCTGCTCGGCGAGGTCCTTCCAGCCCGGCGCGACACCTTTGCCACCCGACACGGTTTCCCCGCGGGCGGCGGCCGCCTCCATCTCCTCGGCGGGAGTGGTGTCGTAGCCGGCGAGCTTCATGACGAACCCGAGCGGCATCCGCAACGCCTTCGAGCTCGCCCTTGTCTGCGCCATGGACAACAACTGGAACGCGGGGGCGCGTTCCCACTTGCGGATCGGCTTGCCGGTCTTGGGGTCGGTGCCGACCTCCTCGTTGCGCATGACGACCGCGTCGGCGCGGCCGACGAGCGCGCCGGCCAGGGTGCGGGCCTCGGCGGTGGCGCCGTACCCGTCGTCGTCGCCGATCTCCCAGGTTCGTGCGGTGGTCGCGAACACCCCGAGCATGGTGCCGGCCAGCGTCCATCCTTCGAGGTAGACGTGTTCGGACTGGTGGATCCGCTTGACGAGCTGACGGTCGCGGATGAGGGGTGCGATCACGTCGGCGATGGCGGTGGCACGGGCAACGATGACGTGTGGGGTCGCGTCGCCGAATAGGGTCAACGCCTGCCGGTCGGCGCCAAGCTCAAGTTCGCTCATTAGCCGCCCTCTCCGTAGCTCTCGGCACATGCCTGGATCAGCGCCGACTGAGCGAGGTAGCGGATGACCCGTTCGCGCGCGACTTGGGACGGCTGGTTCTCGCGGTCAAGCGCGATGCTGACTCGCATGCCCTGCTCGCCCGGATGTTCGTCGCGGTGGGTGATGCGCTCTCGCTTGTTGAGCGGGTGGACCATCAGGGACTCCTAATTCATGTCGGGCCAGTAGCCGGCTGGCGGGTGCGCCAGCGCGGCGTCCATGGTGGCGGGGTCGTCGTCGGGGTCGTCGTGAGCAAGGTGATCGAACAGGTCGTCGGAGAGGTGCGCGGTCGCGCGCGCGAGGAATTAGGCGAACCAGGCGGATCTGGCGTTGCTGCCGCCGGTACATCCACAGCGCGCCGAGGAGGAACGCGCCGGTCAGCTGCGCCGCCAGGTCCCAGGTCATGCGGCACCCCCGAAGCGGCGCAGGTCACGCCAACGACGCGCCCGCTCTATAGCACATATGCGGCACCGTCGATGCCGCCCTTCAAGGCGCAAATTCTCTCCGGAGAGAGGATGGCCATTCACGCAGTGGGTCTTCCGCGCCTGTAGTGCCGCTGGCGCACTGCCGCGCAATATGTTCTCGCGGTGCGTAACCGGCTCCAGATGGGCAGGGTTGATGCACTCGGGGCGTCGGCATACATGGTCGAGTTCCAGCCCGGCAGGCACCGGTCCGATAAATTCCTCGTAGGAGACCCGGTAGGCTTTCCGCCATTTGCGGCTGATGCGGATCTGACCATAGCCATGCCATTGCGAGCCTGTCCAGAGCCAGCAGTCGCCCTCGATTTTGATCTTCGCGAGCAGCCGTTCCGAGATTGACCTTCTCATGCGGCACCCCGCTTGAGTCGGCGCCGGTCAAGTTCGGACAGTCCGCCCCAAATCCCGTGAGGCTCCTGGTGGACGACCCCCCACGCTAGGCACTCGTGCAGCGCGGGGCAGTGGTCCCGGCAGATCCGCTTCGCCTCGGCGGCGTCATCCAGCGTGAGGCCTAGGTCCCGGTCTGGCGCGAACCAGATGTTGGGGTCGTGGTTACGGTGGTCTTGGCATGCCAGCCCAGCGCCGAAGTTTGGGGCGGGCCTGCCGAGTGGCAGGTTGACACCGGGGGGGCGGTGGAGGTTCCCGACCGGCTTGGCGAGGCTGCCGAGACTGGTCGCGCGGGTCATGACGCACCGTCCCGGTGGAGTTCGGGGAAACAGCGCTTGCACCAGCGATAGCTGAGCCGCAGCCGAGTCGCTTGCATGCGGATCTCCGCGACGGTCCTGCCGTCGGCCCAGTGCCAAGGGACACCGAACGGTGGAAGGCTGTACGTGCAGGAACCTGTGCGGTGGACGGTGCCGCCATCGCGGCTGCGCACGTACGTGGTCATGGCCCACCGTCCAGGTCGACCTCGGCTGGTGGCCGCCAGCCGTCCTTCTTGGCGAGGGTGACGCCTGCCTCGAGGATGGCCAGCGCGGCCTCGTCGGTGGCCCATTCCTGGTCGGGGAGCTCGGCGAGCTGCTGGAGGGTCTGGCGGCTGGCGAACCGGCCGACGAACCGGCCCGTTCGGGGGTCGCGGCGACGATTGCCATATGGTGATGGCGTTCTCCTTGTGACCATCACTTGCCCCCCATGGCCTTGTCGTAGGTCTCGCCGGCGCGATCGGCAATCAACAGGCCCTGATTCCAGGCGGCGGCGTGCCAGCGGTATGGACTCCCGTGGTGACGAAGGATCTCGACCGCATCACGCAAGCGGGAGACTGCCTGCCGTGCGGCGTCAAGTTCGGCACGGAGCCGGTCGACCGCCTCACGGAGCAGGATCTCGTTGCGGGTGGCCGGGGGTGGCCCGCCAGCGTTTCCGAGCACATGCGGCATCAGCGGCTCGCCTCCCCGGTGGCCTTGTCATAGGCGGCGATACGCTCGCGGACGTCAAGGGCCGAAGCGGTTCGCCCGTGCCATCCCACTTGGGGCGGAAGGAGAAAATCGCGGGTTACTTCCACGACCTCCCGCGCGGCGCTCAGCTCGGCGACCAGGGCGAGCGCGAATTGTTCCAACTCAGCTATCGGTGCCCGGTACTGCACCGGGACGTAGACGTTGTCCACCTCATAGGCCAAGTCCTGGATATGTCCCTGCGCCCGGTCAAGGTCGATCATTCGGCGACCTCCTGGTGGAGCAGATCCTGCCGGCACGAGTCCAGGTCGCGGGTGAGTTCGTCCGCCAGCCGCCGGTACTTCTCCCGCAACTGGCGGGGCAACTGGGGGTCATCGCACATGGCGACCCGGCGGAGCCACCGGGCGGGGATGATCAGGTCACGATGGGTGACCCGGGTCGCGGAGGTCATGAGGATTCCTCCCCGGGGTCGCTGTTCATCTCCAGTTCGGCGGCGGTCATCGCTCGGTGATGCGCGCGTATCGTCTCCAGCGTCTTTAGCCGTTTGCGTGCTCTCCAGGTCTGGTAGACCCGCTGTTGCGTGGGCCGGCTCACCCGCGCCCAGTGCTTTGGGCAGGCGAGCTTGTCCATCGCGACTTCGATCTCGCATCCGTTTGCTGGGCAGACATGTGTGGCCATCAGCCCACCTCCCCGTGGCGACGCTGATGGGTACGAACCGCGGCATAGATCGCCTGGAGGTCGTCGAGGTTGGCGTGCCGCTCGGTCTCGTTGCGGCCGAGCGCGCGGCTGGCGCCAATCCGCAGGGCGAGCTCATCGAGCCGGGCCATGGCGATGTCGAGTTCGACGATGCTCGGCAGCGGCGGCGCAGCGGCGGCCATCAGCGCACCTCTTCGCCGGTGAGTTCGTTGCGGGCCACCAGCAAACCCCGGATCGCGGACTCCGGGATGCGGCGGTGCCCACCGGGCGTGACAATGCTGGGGAGCTTGCCGGCCTTGCACCAGGCGAGCACCGCCCGATGTGACACGTTCAGCCGGAGGGCGACCTCGCTGGGCTTCAGCAGGGGTTCCTGGTCGCCTACCTCCGGGGGGCGTCGCCAGGGACGCTGGGTCTGTGCCATATACTGTCCTCCTGGGGTTCCAGTTGGCGGCGCCGGGTTTGGATAGGGGGCTCGGCGCCGTTGGCGTTCACGGATTGGCTGTCCTCCCGGTCGTCGTGGCGGGCCTCTCGGACCCTGAGCAGCGCCGTTTCACCGTGCCGGCGCCGACCGAGGTGACCGCGCGGGCGGAGACCTTGAGGACGAGGTAGTGGACGGCGAGGGTGCCGTCGGAACGGACCTGCGCCTTCTGTTGGCAGTGGTTGCAGGTGACGGTCGCGGTCATGCGGCACGCTCCCGGACAGCGCCGAGCAAGAACTCCCCAATGAGGGTTGTGTAAGCAGGCGGGATCGCCTGGGAGAGCTCGTCCACGGTCATCCAGTCGATGCCCATCGCCTCACGCCAGCTGGCGACCGGCTGCCCGGCCTGGCCGCCGCCGAACACGTAGCAGAATGCCGTGGCGATCTCCCGGCCGTGTTGGCGGATGCGGTATCGCTTGGCGTGCGCGCCGTGGGCGCAGCCAGGGGACATGAGCGGAATGGTCGCCTCGAACAGCCGATGTCGCTTCAGGGGCAGGCCGAAGGCCGAGCCGCAGAGCATGACGGGGTCGCGGAGATACGGCCGGGCCTCCATGATGTTCTCGATCACCCAGGGGACGCCGGCCTCCTGGAGCCGCTGGCGAATCGCGGGGATCAGGTTGAGGTGGTTACCCTGCGACCCGCTGACGTTGGTCAGCTTGGCGTGGAACTGGCAGGGCGGGCTAGCGTGGATCGCGGCGAACCCGTCCAGCGGGTAGGTGAGCGCGTCGGCCTGGTGGAACTCGTCGCCGGCGTAGCGGGGTTGCGGCTCTAGGTCGACCCCGGTGACGTGGAACCCGGCGAGTTGGTATCCGCGGGCACTGCCTCCGGCCCCGGAAAAGAGATCCAGTAAGCGGGGCCGGCTCATCGGTGGGCCCTGCGGTAGGTGGTGGGGTCGCCGACCCGGTACGGCGGCGTGGGCGGGGTGGGGCGGTGGCCGGCGTGGATGAGCCTGCCGTCCCCGACCGCCAGCAGCAGCGACCCGGCCAGGTAGCCGACGACGATGAGCACGACGGTCATTACAAGATCCCCCCTGGGATGTTGATGTTGGTGATGGGGCCGGAGAGGCGGAACTCGGTCCACTCGTCAATGACGATGGGCTGATGGTCCGAGGCGGAGGCGATCCACCTACCAAAGGGCGCGGCCGTCGCCGGTCCCGCCACCTCCGCCTCGGACGTGGAAACCGGGCGGGTCTCGGACCGCTCACCGTCGGGAGCCCTCTCCCTAGGGCTGCAACCGTTGGTGGGGTCGGCACCATTGGCCATGGCGCCGTCCGAGACCCGCCCGGGAACCGGCGGGGCGACATGGGCGGAGCAGTACTCGAGCGCTTCCCCGTCGATGACAAGGACGTTGGTGGTGGGTTCGCCGCACTGGAGGCAGGTGCTG